GGACAAGCTCTGTGAACGGGTATGGAACAAAGCTTTCAACTGGATCGTCGCAGATAGGGTTGAGCCGTTGACCACTCAGGAGAGAATAGGCATCCGGCAGGCAGTGGTCCGGGATACTGTGGCGCTTATCGACACCAGGATCATGCAGAAGGATCCTGGTATGCTCTTGTATAGGGACTCGATTCCGCCTAAGACCACGCCACCAGCAGATACACAGACCGAACCGGAGCCGGAGAAGGATGAAATGTCTCCGGAGGAAAAGGCTGAATTCGTGAAGGACCTGAAGAGAGATCTATTGACTCTCAAGGCTGGAGCGAAAAAAGAGGTTGTCAGCTACGTGGCCAAGATTCTCGAGTGTAGCGGTGCGGTTCCGGCCTTGTTGTCGCTATCGACGGCAGACCTGAAGAAAATCAGAGACAAGGTGGACAAAGATTCGAAACCATAAACATAGGTAGCCGTGACGGGAGATTGCGGTAAAAACCTGATACGCGCCCGTCCGATGAGCAGCCGCAAGCAGAATTCGGGTTTCACGGCTACCTTTGAGAGAGGAAATTTCAAATGCTTAAGATGACCGAGGCTGGCAAGCAGAAGGTTTTCGCTGAGGACTTGGCCATGATTCAATCGGATGAGATCCGGAATTTCACCATCCAGGTGATGGCTACGTTTCCAGAGCACTTCTGGATACAGCCGGGGAGCTCCACGGGACTATATCATCCGGCTTGTACCCTGGTTAAAAGCGGACTTCTGGTGCACATCAAAAGGGTGGTCTTTTTCGGGAAGAAGCTAATCCGGGCTCATGGCTGGAACATTCCTTCGGATAAAGCAGATAGGATTATCTCTGCCATGATCCTGCATGACGGGCAGAAGGGCGGGCGAGGTTACGGTCCATACCAGAACTATGAGAATCATCCGCTGCTGGTACAGTTAAGGTATTATAAAAGTTTTTCTAAAAACAGCGAAGAGGTACAAATTCCACCGTCAGAAGAGGAGGAGTGGAAGGTTGACATCTGGCAAATGATCCGCTTTCACATGGGTCCCTGGTCGCCGAAGAAAGCGCAGAAGCCCCTGGACAAGTACAGCAAGAACGAGCTGATCGTCTACCATGCCGATTATCTGGCAGCGCAGAAGGATCTGGTGACGCCGGTGGATTATGAGATCGGCAATCTGGAACTTGAGTATCTCGAAACACAGGATGCGAATTTCACAATGGGCGAATAGGATACAGACAGGGATGGAGAGTTGAAAGATGATGGGGATAAGTAGGGAGAACAAAAAGAGGAATTGAATATGGACATAGTTGTAACGATGCCTAAGAATCAGATGGCAAACGCTGCACGAGAGGCGCAAGACTGCATTAGAGAGGGAGGTGGAGCATACTTCCGAAGACTTGCTCCCCCTCATGCTCACAAACCCCCTGTTGAGACTGGCGACCGAGTTTTCTATGTTGAAGATGGTTACCTCCGCGGCTTCGCTGTAGTGAGAGACGTTTTATGCTCAGAGCGCAGTTGCGCAACTACGGGCACACATTGGCCGAGTGGCTGGTATGTCGCTATGGATGCTAAAACTTGGAAGTGGATAAAGCCTATCCCCATGATCGGATTTCGTGGTTATAGGTTTCTTCATTATTGCATGTATCTGAAGCAACACCTTTCAGAGCATATTTATGTTGTAGGCAGTTGGCTGGATCCCAGGCCTGCGGTAGAGGTGGGCAAATGATTCCTTTAGCGGTAGCCAATGATCGATCCAGGAGGCTGTGCGAGATCCTCCTGCCGTTCTGTAAGAGCCTTCAGGTGGTGGGCAGCATCCGGAGACAGAAGCCGGAGGTAAAGGACATCGACCTACTCTGTATCTTCCGGCCACGGGGCGCCGTGGACCTCCTGGGGTGGTTTAAAGATAACAGGCATGCCAAGTATGCTCCCGGCACACAAGAGAGCATGCCACAGCTGATTTCAGCGGGTGCAGCAAAGATGGCCATGGTCTTTGAGACCACCGCGGTGGATCTGTGGTTTGCCACCGAGGAGACCTGGGGCGTGTTGGGATTGATCCGGACCGGATCTGCAGACCATAACAAAAAGCTCTGCATACTGGCCAAAAACCAGGGGTGGCATTTCGCCGTCGGTGGTGCACATCCCGGCATCTATGACCAGAACGGGAAGAAGCTGGCCGGGGATACAGAAGCGGAATTCTTCAGGGTGCTGGGGATAGACTATGTGCCTCCGCATAGGAGGGGATAAAAAAGAGGGGATACATTGAAGCTTTCTGCATTACGCGAACTTTGGCCTTCCATGGGAAGCCGTTGCAATATCACAGAGATAAACGAAGATGCTATCGGTGCGCTTCTTTTTGTGATGATCGGGCTATGGGGAGTCATCTGGAAGTTGCTTTTAAAATAGAGGGTAGAGGAGGGAAAATTGCCACGACAGCCTACTCCGTATTTTCAGGTCTACGCAGCTGAGCTCTTAACAGATGAAAAGATCGAGGAACTTTCCAATGAGGAGTTGGGAATTCTTCTGCGCCTGTGGTCAAAAATGTGGGTAAATGGTGTAGAGAGGGGAACTCTTCTCCGGGAACAGGGGGTTCCAATTTCTGACGAGAAACTCGCAGAATTTTTACGCTTAAGCTTGGAACAATGGACACAAACAAAGGATCGATTAGTGGTAGATGTTAAGGTGTTAAAGTTGGGCGAAAATGGAGAGCTTTATTCAAGCCGGATGCGTAACTTTAAGACTAAATGGGAGTTATATGGAGACGAAAAAGAATCCAAAAAGAAACGAAAAAGAAAAATACCGGAAAAATACCTGACGACATCATTAGCATCATCATCAGCATCATCATTAGCAAAGATAAAAGAACCAGCGCCTCCGGCGGGTGATGTTGACAAGTCTGTGGAAAACTCAAAACCAGACCGGGACCAGAACTCCAAAAAAGTGGAGGACTTTCTCTCTGGTAAAACCGGGTTTGGTCAGGGTGGTAAGAACCGGGACAGGGAATTCCGGGATGAAGTCAAAAAGGTCTGTCTGGCGGTCATCGATCGCTGCCGACAGTGGGGGGACGAGATTGGAGACGAGAATGAAGCGGTCAATAAAATCTTCGGGATGATGATGAATTTGATGCGGTACGGTGTTGCTCAAAAGCCGAAAGGCGTTTTGCATTTCCGCGGTCACCCAACAGATGTGAAGGTGGCCTTGGAGCTGGTGGCAGCTCTAAGTAAAAAACGTCCAGAGAAGCCGATCGCTGAGCTCATAGATGCGTTCAGGAAACAGCCTCAGTATCGGAGGTAAAAATGACCTGGCAACCAGTGTTTAAATCCCCATTGGGTTTTGTGGAGACCAAAAAAGCTAAGCACCTTCGGGAATTGAGGAAAGAGGCCGCCGATGGCAGCCGGAAAGCGCTTCGGGGACTGTGGGAGGTTGGATATGTGGTGATAAAGCTCGGTGATAAAACGGTGAATCTAAGAGAGAAATTCGGAGATCTAAAAAAAGGAGCATAATATGGCCAAAGGAGCGGTGGTAGTCGATCCCGGCTTGGTACAGCAGATCCCGGTGGGTGAAATCTATGCCAAGAAAGAGAGCGGACAAGGAACGCTTTGAGGAGCTGAAGAACTCTGAGCGGCTTTGGAAGGTCTTGCGGTTACTCATGCTTGGGCCGCATACGACCCGGCAGTTACAAAGGGCAACTGACTCTACGGGTACATCCGCCACCATCTGTGAGCTAAGGAGGAACTTGATTCCCGTAATATCTACACCGGTTGGCCGGACCGTAGAGTATTCGCTACTGGAGGGACAGCTGGATCTGACCATGCTAATGGAGGCGCGGTGAAGGTGGGGTCGCTGTTTAGCGGGATAGGAGGATTCGATCTTGGACTCGAAGAAGCAGGAATGCAAGTTGTCTGGCAGTCGGAGATTGAACCGTACTGCTGCAAAGCCCTCAAGAAGCACTGGCCGAACGTGCCTAACCTCGGAGACATCTATGGAATCAAAGACCCGCCCTCAGTTGACCTTATTTGCGGAGGATTCCCCTGCCAGCCCTTTAGTGTTGCCGGGAAGCGAAAAGGCAAGGCAGATGACCGTTACCTCTGGCCGCAGACTATCCGAGTTATTGGACACGTCAAACCCCGCTGGATTGTGCTTGAAAATGTTCTTGGACTCGCCTATATGGTCGAGCAAATCGGCAAGACTAAAGTGGAAAGCAAGACACTTCAGCGCCTGTCGCAGAGTGACTTTTACAAGGGAGTATTCACACGACAAGAATTATTGCTTCTCGCAGTCATCATTGAAGATATTGAAAAAGCAGGATATAGCTTGCCCCAACTTAAAGATAAAACCCCGGTCATTCCTGTTATTCCAGCTTGTGCCCTTAATGCCCCGCACAGGAGAAGCAGGGTTTGGATTGTTGCAAACGCCAAAGACTCCGACGGGTGGCCCGTGTCCGATCAGGACAAGCAAGGGCGGCGGACTCCGGAAGCTGGAGGATCAGATCGCCATGCTTCACACTCCATCAGGACAAGAGCCGGGAGTCAAAGTGGAGAGACTTCAAACGAAGGAGGGGGAACCTGCAAAGGTGGGCGAACGGGCATACGACAAGGAGACGGGGAGACTGGCCCAGGTGGGGTTACATCAACAAATCGCCATGCTCCCGACACCGAGTCACAGCGACGGAACGGGACACGACAGGACGTGGGGATGCGGCCAGGTTTCACTACACAATGTAATCATGGGACAGGGGAAACAACCGAACGGAAAGATTCTTTTGTCTGGGAGTGGAAAGAAAACTGGCCTGAAGTTGCAACCAATCTTCTCCGAGTGGATGATGGGCTACCCGCCTGGGTTCACCGACATCGGGTCGCAAGACTCAAGGCCCTCGGCAACGCAATCGTCCCCCAGATCGCGGAAGAAATCGGACGGATGATAATGCAAATAGAACACATGGAAAAAGGAGTGAACCGATGAAGTACGTAATCATTCTTATTGCCGCAGCCCTGGTGCTGCTGGCGGGAATCGGGAGAACCGATAATCTTGGCCCGATAGGAAGCGGTTATGATTTCTCTGTCGAAGCCGAATTGACCAACCAACAGCTACGGGCCGAAATCGACAGTCTTCGGGCAGAGCTTGACCGGGCCTATGAGACCAATCAACTACTCGAAGCGAAGCTCAGAACACTTCAGCAGGAGATCAACACCCTGGACATCGAGCGGAAGCTGGCGGAGGACTAAGTGAGCGAGCGGTGGAAGGACTGGATCAATACGGTTAAGTGCCTTGACTGCCTCGAAGGCATGAAGCAGATGCCGGATGGGTGTGTGGACGGCATTGTCACCGATCCACCTTATGGCCTAAAGTTTATGGGCAAGGAATGGGACAAGGGGGTGCCCGGTGTACCGTTCTGGTTAGAAGCTCTCCGAGTAGCCAAGCCCGGAGCGCATCTCTTGGCCTTTGGTGGGACTCGAACCTTTCACCGTTTGGCCTGTGCGATTGAGGACGCGGGCTGGGAGATACGGGACACGATCATGTGGGTTTATGGAAGCGGGTTTCCTAAGAGCCACGATGTGAGCAAGGCAATGCGAGAGGTAGTCGGGAAATTGGCACAACCAGCAACACCAAAGCACGGCACCTTCAACTGCTCCTTTGACGAAAGCAGGGCAGTTATCACCTTTCCCGCCACTGATGCCGCAAAGCACTGGCAGGGCTGGGGCACTGCGCTCAAGCCAGCCGTTGAATTGATCTGTGTAGCCCGCAAGCCTCTGGAAGGAACCGTAGCCGAGAACGTGCTCAAGTACGGGACGGGGGCGATGAATATAGATGGGTCGAGGGTAACTGCAAATAACCACTTGACAGGCCAACGGCCTTGTGTTATATTGACGGAAAAGAAAGGAGAACCGTCATGGGAACAAGGTCAAAACCTCTGCGATTCGTGTGCAAAGCGTGCGGGGCTGAACGGGAGACGTTCAACACCGGGAACAAAGGACATTTCTGCTCAAAGCAATGCCGCGCCGACTTTGAGCGAAAAGGGAGAGAACATCCGCGCCGATACAAGCAAGCCGGACATTGGATGCTCTGCTGGACAGAAGCAGGTGGAACCAGAGACCGCCCGAACCGCAAATTCGAGTTTGAGCATGTCCGAGTCTGGCGCGAAGCCAACGGTGCAATCCCTGCCGGGCATTGTATCCACCACGTCAACGGCGATGGATTCGACAACAGGCTTGAAAACCTGTGCGTCATGCGGATCGGCGATCACATCGCTATGCACAAGCGGAAGCATGGCAAATACGCCCGTCGGTAGGTGGCCGAGCAATCTGATCCACGACGGAAGCGAGGAAGTGGTGAGGGGGTTTCCGACTGTTAAAAGTGGAAAGATGAAACAACATATTGAAGGTGGTAGTTTCAATGTTTATGGAAAACAATATCCCAGGGAAGTAGAAACGATAGGCGACTCCGGCTCTGCCGCCCGCTTTTTCTATTGTGCGAAAGCGTCTAAGAGTGAACGGGGTGGTTCGACCCATCCAACGGTGAAGCCCCTAAGACTCATGGAGTACCTTGTCAGGCTGGTCAGCCGAGACGATCAGATCATTCTTGATATGTTCGCAGGATCGGGAAGCACGCTGGTTGCCTGTAAGGAGCTTGGGCGACGGTTCATTGGTTTTGAGATTAACGAAGAAGATGTCAAGCAATGCAACGGGCGATTGGGGCATACGGGGAGTTTGCTTTGACCCACGCCCCCGGACACTGACGGAAGAACGAGGGAAGCGTCCTGTCTGACCGAGAATTGGAGGCTTTGGTCGAGGGCATAATGAAAAGGTGGTTGTATGAAGAACACTTTGGATCGTCGGCAATGTCCCTGTGGTTGCGGCAGGTGGTTCGTGCCGAGCAAGTTCCGACCCGATCAGATGTACTTCTCCCAGGAGTGCGGGCAGAGGTATAGAGAAAAACAAGGGCACGGTTTGCAGCACTCGGACAGAGAAACTCCGGAAGAATTTGCCGAGCGGTCGAAGGACATAGCGAGACACTTGCTGGGGATGGTCAAGCTACGGACAGACTATGAACTCGGCATAAGGAAGCACGCGGTGACATACCACCAGAAACCGAGGAGGGAGAAATGAATGAGAAGAAGAGAATTGATGTGGGCGACACCGTGGATGTTTACTTGGGGGATTACACGGAAAGGGAAGATCGGGTTAAGGTTCTATATACACCAGCCGCAACTGGTGATAGCTGGGTTGTGCAAAGACGAGACGGAACGATTGTCCATGTCCAGATGTTTCAAAAGATGGTGCTAAGATCGGAGGATAAATGACCAAGAATCTCGGAGCGGTGGATGGGGATGAAGTAATCGCGGCGATATACGCAGCCACAGAATCGGATGGCAGGGAAAGAATTGGCGATAAGGACTTCATAGACTTTGAGGGAATCAAGCGGATTTTGGTTTCCTGCCGCCTCCCCATCCAGCCGATGTCGAAGAAAGAGATTGAGGATATGCGCGAGAAGGCGAAGGCGTGGGAGATCGTGATTAGGGATTATGATATTGTAGATAATCCAGAGGCTTACGTGATTGTCAATGATGAACATGTTTTAGCTCAAGCCCGCGCCGAGCTTGCCCAGGAAGGAGAGGAGAAGAAATGAGTGCAGACAATTGGAGAGTATGTCCCCGGTGTCATAAGAACTGGAGACCAAAGATCAAACCGAAATATGGTGAGGTTACAGAGGAAGAGTATCTTGCAGGCCAGAAAGAGGAGGAGGAGGAAAAAAAAGAAACGATGCGAGAGGATTGGGATCTGTTGGTAAGCAAAGGGGGTGTATTTGAAATTGCTTATCGCTGTTCTTGTACTGCCTGTGGATTTAACTGGAGCTTCAAACACACAGAAAAGTTGAATTTGGAATAGGAGAAGCCATGATTAAAGTAACCGTTAGATGGTGGGATGGCTATCTGGAAGAGTTTGAGTGTAGTCTGGTTAGGTTCGGATGTGATCTACTTTGGCTTCGGTTGGAAGATAGGAAGAACCGGCATATCCCACTCCGGGCCGTACGTTGGTGGTCACAATATCCTGAGAGTCACGAAGTACGGGAGGTTTCCCATGACCCACAATGACGAACAGTTGGTGACGAGGAAGGTGGTAAAAGATGCTCTGTGCAGGCTGTGGTTTGCGAGGGGACACGATGGATGTAGACAATTTGGAAAGACAAGGAGGATAATGTCTAAACACAAATATGATGCCTATGCTGGGAAGCGTGAGGTTGATGGCGAGTTGATTCATTTCGCCTCCCGGATGGAGTTTAACTACTACCTCTACCTGCGCTGGCTGAAGGAGCATGGTGAGAACAAGGGTTTTGTATATCAGCCCAAAGGATTCGATTTTCACCGGAGAGCTGGGGAGAGACCGGACCTATGGAAAGAGAGGTGGCTTCCGCAGAAGAGAAGCTATAGGCCCGATTTCATGGTCACCCGACTTGATGGGACTGTCGAGTATGTCGAGACGGTGGGGAAGCTCAGGCGCAGTCACAACAAGAATTTCAGACTGATGGCTATACTATTCCCCGAGATCTCGCTGCGGGTGGTCACCACACCCGAATACAAGGCCATAGAGGCCAAGGTTGGCAATCTGATAGAGGGATGGGAGCGGGGCAGATGGCGGAACCAGGAACATAGGTTTGCTGCGCGGAGCCGGATCCCGCATATCGACGATGTGGCGGGATTGCGGGAGAGAGTCGACCGTGAACACACAGATTGAAGGGGGAGGATGCCGATGGACATAATCGTCACTACGCCAAGGGGTCAGATGGCTAATGCGGCCCGGGAGGCTCACCCATGAAGGCGACGCGAACCGTTTGGATCGAGAAGAAAGCGGCACTTGAGTTTTTTGGGAAGAGACGGAAGTTTCCCTTTGCAGTAAATACAGAACGTAGCGCTTATGTGAAGAGGCATGAGGAGGATATGTTAGAATGCAAAATTACGTTGGAACATGATTTTCTCAACGGAAAGACCAACGGATGTCATTTTGGTGCACCAACAAAACAGCCGTAACTCTTTATTTAAGCGGTAATTAGGAGAAAGGTATTGACAAGTTGAACGGATTGTCGTAACAAGAGTTGGGACGTTCTCTTTGTAGGTAGAGAATTATGAAGGGAACGTCCCGTCTCTTCATCTAGGATGCCCGACGAAATCGAGAGGGAGGACGTCGGGCATCTTTTATTTATGATATTGATGTATGGCGCCCTGGATCGACTGCGTCTTTTTCGGCGATCGATCATGGTATTTCTGGCACCGAGACGCGCTGCTTTGCTTCGCAGGACTGAAGGTGACGACGTCGGAGGCGCACCTTGACAAGCCGGGGATCCTGGTGTTACGGATATGAGCAAAAAAAAGAAGAAATTGAAGAGCAGGGGCGCCGCTAAGATCACTACCCCAAAAAAGACAGCATTGGAGAAGCAGGAATGTCCATGGTGTGGCGCGATGGCATTCAAGAATGCCAAGACATGTTTTTATTGTCGCCGGGAGTTGACCCCAACCTCAAAGAAAATCCGCGGGCATCGACGCTCAAAAGTTACAAGGGAGCTTATGGAGAAATTTCTTGAGATCGTCGCTAACAACGGAGGGATCGTCTGTGATGCTGCGGAGGATCTGAACATATCGCGACGGGCGCTGTACCGCAAACGCGCAGCCGATAAAAAATTCGCCGAGGCCTGGGACAAGGCGGTGGATCGCGGCATTGACGTGATCGAAGACGAGGCGAAGCGACGCGCACTGGACGGAACCGAGGAACCGGTATTCTATAAAGGCGAAGTGTGCGGTTATATACGGAGGAAATCTGATGTTTGCATGAGTTTGGTACTGAAAGCGCACCGATCCAACTACCGTCAGCAGAGCCACGAGTTGACGGGACCGGGTGGATCTCCTCTGCCATCAAACGTCACAATTTACCTGCCCGACAATGAGCGAGACAAAGATGCCGAAAACAATCAGGTCTGATATAGAAGCTAAGGTGATCAAGCCCCAGGAGGGACCGCAGGAGCAAATTCTTGCCACTTCGGCCGACATTGCGGTGTATGGAGGAGCTGCATGGGCTGGTAAGTCCTATGCTCTGTTGATGGAGGCGCTGCGACACATCAACAACCCGCATTTCGGTGCGGTCATCTTCAGACGAACCTATCCGCAAATCAAGAATCAGGGCGGGCTATGGGATACCTCAATGGAAATCTATCCTTTAGCTGGAGGGATACCTAGAGAGGGGGATCTGGATTGGACTTTTCCGTCTGGTTGTAGGGTCAACTTTGCACATATGCAACATGAACAAGACCGCTATCAGTGGGACGGGGCACAGATTCCCTATATCGGCTTTGATCAGCTTGAACATTTCTCGTGGCGCCAGTTCTGGTATCTGGTGGGTCGAAATCGATCCATGTGTGGCGTGAGACCATATATCAGGGCGACCTGCAATCCCAACCCGGATCACTGGCTGCGATCCTTCATGGGCTGGTGGATTGACGAGGAGACTGGATATCCGATTCGTGCCCGGTCAGGGATTATCCGCTGGTTCGTGATTAAGGACGATGCGCCGGACTGGGCAGATGATCCGAAGGAGCTCATCAAGCGACACGGTTCCAAAACCGTTCCAAAATCCTTCACATTTATACCAGGCAGTGTAACGGATAACAAGCTGGGCCTGGAAAAAAATCCAGAATATATGGGTAATCTGCAGAGCCTTTTTCATGTGGATCGATTGCGACTCTTGGAGGGGAATTGGAATGCGAGGGAATCGGCGGGGATGTTCTTTCAACGAGGCTGGTTTGAGATAGTGTCGGCATCTCCAGCGCTAATCGATACGGTAAGATACTGGGATCTGGCCGCATCTGACGACCCGAAGGCATCGTGGACAGCCAATGTTCAGATGGGGCAAGCTGCAAACGGACTGTTCTATATAACTGATGTGGTGAGATTTCAGGGATCGTCCCATGCCGTAGAGGAGCAACTTAAAAATCTGACGATTCAAGATGGCCATGGAATCACTGTGGGAATAGAGCAGGATCCCGGGCAGGCCGGCAAGGCGCAGGCCGAGGCCATAGCGCGGATGCTTGCAGGCTACGACGTGCAGATTAACCCGGTGAGAGAATCAAAGGGACTTAGGTGTAGACCATTTAGCGCACAGGCCGAAGCTGGAAACGTTAAGTTGGTGGCGGGATCCTGGAATGAGCCATATTTGCGCGAGCTGGAAAATTTTGACGCTTCGCCCGGTTGTGTGGCTGATCAGGTGGACGCTTCAAGCGGGGCTTTTTTCATACTTACATCTATGAGAAAGGCGGGGACATGGGGTCGTCGCTAACAGTCAACACAAGAGAAGGGATGGCTTAGTAGAAACAATACTTAAAGGGCTTGCAAAATCGTGACGGAGATTCTTAGCATTATAATGGCCATTCTCAGTTTAGTTGTGGCGATAGTTGCGGTAGTGGTAGCCATCCTTAAACTGCGGTCGATACAGCACAAGTTCGAAGATAACCATGTCGCATCTATATGGAAAGAGATCGATAGTTTTAAGAAAGACTATTCCAGTCATTGCCTAAACGAGAGTAACAGATTGACGGCAATCGAAAAGGATTTAACCTATATCCGGCGCGACGTGAATAAGTTGCTGGGGGATAAAACTCAATGAACAAGCAAACCCTTAAACGCCGAAAAGATATTGAATCCGGAGGATTGAAGTGACGAGAGTGACGAAGAAAAAAGCTTCGGAGAGTGGTTTTTCCGCGAATGAGCAACGAGCATTGTTTGCAATGGCATCTATCCTGGCGAGCCGGGCCAACCTCGCATCGCGACTGGGCATGTCTTTTGGCGAGAAACGAGACATATACGAAGCCTTGGGATATCCCAAGTCGCCCGGTTTTGATGACTACGTGGCCTGTTACAAACGTCAGGATGTGGCTAGGGCAATAATCGATGCACCGGTCAGGGCGTGTTGGAGAAAAAAACCACGGATTACGGAAAGCAAAGAAAAAGATACGGACTTTGAGAAGGCATGGAGAAGCCTGGTGGCTTCAAAGGGAATTTATCATTACCTTTCTCGCGTGGACAAAATGGCATCAATTGGTTGTTTCGCGATACTTTTCATGGGACTTGATGATGGTATTGACATGGGCAGAGAGGCGAAATCGGCCAAAAACCTGCTTTATCTCATGCCCTATTCACAATCCAACGCAATTATTTCTACGAGTGAAACCGACAAGAAAAATCCACGTTACGGCTTACCCGCGACATATTCACTAACAATGAAAGCCCACACAACAGAGGGAAATTTGTCATCTAGTGTGCATTGGTCGAGGGTGATTCATGTCGCAGAGGATTGCCTGGAGGACAATGTTCTGGGCCTTCCCAGCCTTGAACCAGTACTGAATCGACTAATCGACCTGGAGCGCGTAGCAGGAGGTTCCTCGGAGATGTTTTGGCGGGGCGCTTTCCCGGGCTATGGATTCAAGCAGGATCCGGGTACTTCAATGGGAAAGCAAGATCTTGATGATCTAAAAAATGAGATCGAAGATTACATGCACAAGCTCCAGCGATACATACGCCTCCGTGGCATCAGCGTGGAGAACCTTGCACAACAAGTTTCCGATCCTTCAAACCACGTTGGAATTCTTATAGATCTGATCGCCTGTGCCAAACGGATACCCAAGCGAATTCTCATGGGATCCGAGCGTGGGGAATTGGCATCAAGCCAGGATGAAAGGGCTTGGAATGATAGAATAGATGAGAGACGTCGAGAGCACTGCGAGCCCGTTATTCTTCGACCATTCATTGATCGACTCATAACCGTGGGAGTTTTGCCAAGGCCAGCTGGCGGATATGCCGTGGAATGGCCATCGCTTACCATCACTTCTGCCAAAGAAAATGCAGAGGTAGCACAACAGACATCAATGGCATTGAAGAATTACGTGGATGCAATGGGTGCAGATCAAGTTGTTCCCCCGGAAATATTTTTGAGGGAGGTGCTGGGATTCAGCGAGGAGGTTATTTCCGAAATTGAGCTGATTGTCAAACAGGGACACGGTTATGAAAACGATGAATAATTTGGGGAAGAAACCTTAACCAGGAGGAGCTATGAAGAAGCTCGTGCTTTTTGCGGTTCTGTTGTGCCTATTGTCGGTTCCCGGTGCCGCCGGTGTTCTCGACAATGGATATGCAATGGTCGGCGGTGGAGCATTTGGCACACCAGACCAGATCAAGGTTGGAGATATTCACGGGTTTGCCATAGCCTCCGGCTTGGTCCCGCTATATCTCAACAGCAAGCTATTGGGTCGAGTCAGCTTTGCCAACCTTAACAGCGAGAAGGAAGTTGAGAGCTATACCGGTTCTGTAATGTTGATGAGCCGGAATGTCGCATCCAACCTTATCAATCCTTACGCATTTACCGCACTCAGCCTGACACATGAGGCAGAGTCGAATGATCCGAATTCTTTCGGAATGGATGGTGGAATTGGCCTGATGTGGGAGTTGATAGGCGGGCACTGGTATGGAGAGGCAGGATATAAAAACATTGCAGGGGATGCATCGTTCGGATTGAGTTTGGGATTGGTTTTTGATCTGAACAAGCCAGCAGAGAAACAGTGAGGTCACCGCACAGATCTCACCACAAAACATGCCTAGGAGAGAAAGTGGTTCGGAGAGGCCTAAGATGATCAAAACGCTTAAAGAGAAGATGCAGTGGGAGCGACTGCACCATCTCTATATCGGGATTTTCGGAGGATCTGTCTGCCTGGCCGGGGTTTGCATCGCCCTGGCTTATAGAAGCCTCTCTACCGTAGGATATCTCCTCGGTGGAGCCATACTCCTGCTCTCCTGGGCATTTGATGATTGGTTATACCACCAGCATGGGTGGCGGACACCATGTTGGTGGATAGAACAAGCCTTGAGAAAACTTAAAGCGTGGCGGACCATAGAGGCGTTCGCAAATAAGATAATCGGAGGAAAACCGGAATGAAAAAACTCATTGCATACCTAAAGCTTTTCGGGATGTTCAAGAATATCAATCAGGTATATCGGGAGGAGACCGGGAAGGACCGGCCTCCCTATCTAAGCCGGCGGTTCATCGGAATGGTGATCCTGCTGGCAGGTGCAGTTCTCTCTCTCCATTTTGGGACACAGATCGATCAGAATATCCTGGAGCAAATCATAGACAACCTGGACAAGGTAATCTCAGCCGGGATGGTTATTTATGGGCTCGTCATGGGCATAGTGGGTATCCTGAAGAGAGAGAAAAAGTGAGCCTGAACAAATATCAGTTCAAGGAGCTGATCGAGAAAACGCTCCGGATATTCGATCCGGTTCTCCTGAGTCCCCAGGCTGTTAAGCTTCAATTGATAACGGCAGCCGTGGAGAGCGGATTCGGCACACACCTGAGACAGTTGGGCGGAGGTCCAGCGCTGGGATTCTTTCAGATGGAGCCGGGGACGTTTAGGTGGCTGAAAAGAGTCTATCAGACCAAGTATCCTGAGCTGATCGATCGGCTGCCGGAAGAGCTCGAGTGGGATATCCGCTTGGCCATTATCATGGCTCGTTTGAGGTATAGGATCGTTCCCGAAGCCCTCCCGGGAGAAAACGATATCCAGGGCATGGCAGCGCATTGGAAAGAGTATTATAACACATCTGCTGGTGCGGGTAAAGTAATGGATTTCATAGAAGCTTATCAGAGGTACGTTAAATGAACCGGCGTAACTTTCTCAAGTTGATTCCCTGTGCAGGTCTGGCTCTCTGTGTGCCCAAGATTGTACGGGGAGAGGATAGACCAAACTGTATCGATAATTGTGACCAATGTACCCTGGACCGGATGTGCTGTAGAACGCTTAAGGTTCCCCTAAGAGAAGGGGAGAGGATAAGGTTAATTAACGCTGCTGAAAGGCTTGGTTTACCTCCACCCAAACTTAGTCTATACGAACATAGGGGCATACAGTATGAAGAAATGTTACCACCCTGCACGTTCTGGCACTACGCTACTAAACGATGTCTAATATGGGGAAAGGAACAACCTTGTGCGTGTAAAAAGTATTATAGCTGTGGTATTTGGTGTGCTTCTGCTATTCCTCAGTACGTCCAATGCTGAGGCTACCCTGACGGGAGTAGACACACTGTACCTATATAGCGACACGACTGGATGCACGGAAGATTGTGATACGTGCTGGACGGGTAACTGGGTTAACATGCAGAGCAGTGACGATGTTTATGTAACTGCGGATTTCATTAGTTTGTTTGAGTTGGGTTATTTTAAGATAGATGCTGTGGACACATTGGAAAGAGACCTTGACTCGCTTGCATATCTTTTTGAAGGGAAAACATCTACAAGTACACGCGAAGTTTACCTGGGAAGATTTTACTGCGACTCAGAAGGCGGATATTATGCATGCGACACGTCGTGGACGTTGACGACTGACGAGACAACGCACAGAATAGCGATTTTAGAAAACATCTGTCAAGAACCTCCCGAACCTTGGCCTCAGAATGGTTGGGTGAATTTCTTTTTCCCTGTCGACATTCCGTTTGGAATACATTCAGGCGCAGGTACATGGAGTAAGGGGCAGGTTGTTTCGGTAGACATGCTGGCGGTAATAGTTTACAGCACAAGTACGGCGGAGCCGTCGGGTCAGGTCATAATTATAGGGAGAATGGATGAAGAAAATCACAATCCTCGTTTTGGTAAGCCTGCTATTTATTGTCAGTAGCGGACAGGCTCAGGTTGCCAGGGTGCATGGCAAACAACAAAATGCCGTTTTCACGGATAGCATAACGGGTAATATTGTAATGCAGGATGATTGGTGGATCGGTATGTCCGCAGACTCCGGCAGGATTATATTTGACGGTACTCTCTTAGACGATATAATCATAAAGAATGCTCGATTGATAGTATCGCAGCCACTCAATGAATCTCAGTTTCGCATTACCACCAGCGCGGACTTGACCACAAAGTATGTGGATTTTGAAGAGGTCGAAGGTGATCTTGAGATCAGAACGTCTGGGGGAGACGTCTCCTTTACAGATGAGCGAGTCAAAGGCGCGGGTGCGTTCGCCATAGGATCGGTAATGTTAGCTGCGGATTCTGCCCTTACAGTCTGGGCGGGAGCGCATATTTATCAAAACCTGTATGTTGAAGACAACATAAAATCGAATGGTAGGGTGTGGGCAGATACGTTCTATAAGGGTGCGGTGGAGGCAGATTCAACATTGGTGACAAATAAATATATCAGAAATCGACCTCAAAGCAAGAGTTTTACAATTGCCAATATAGATAACACCTTTGATTTCAAACTCTGGAAGACTCCCGTTGCCATCACTATCGATTCGGTATTCGGGCAGTGCTCAGACGGGACTAACGTAGTGGGCGCACTCGATGAATATGATTGGGACTATACTGATCTGGTAGCCATTGTAAACGCAGACTGGACGTTCACTACAACCTATCAGGCCATTGGTTCTTTCACCAATGCAGGGATCGCAGCCAAGAACCATCTGCGCTGGCATACAACATCGGTAAGTGGAGCGGTGACATTTTTTGATATAACAATCTGGTTTCATGAAGATTAGAGGAGGGCTGATTATGCTAATATCAAAAGACACATAAGACGAACTAAAACAATTAACTCTTTTAACGGAGGTGGGAAGTTGAAAACATCTGAAAAACTGAGAAAGATATGGAGTTTGATCCCCGACGCAATATCCTTCTTGTTGATGGTCATGGTCGCCTGTATGATTCTCTACGTGCCTGTATGGGCTTACATCAATAAAACAGTCGGAGGTGTTGGCAATAATCCTGGCTATGGTACTATTACTCGCGGTGATTCCCTGCATGTCGTTCCTACAGTGTTGTGGACTGACAGCCTGTGGGAGATGGTCTACTTGATGATTGAAACGACAACGGCTGTCATTCCCGTGGCTGATTCTGCGCTCAAGTATACTCACGACGGAATCAAGGATTATCACATGGATTGGGGAACCGGCACGCATCAAGTTTCTACGGATGATATAACTGAGGGATCGTCAAATTTATTTGACCAAGACCTGCCGGATTCGTCTGACTGGTCTACAGCGTATTCCTGGGGAGATCATTCGGGTCAGAATTATTTAGATGAAGATAATCTCGGAACATGGAAAGTCTTTTACAGCGATGATGGAACTGCGGATTGGGTTGAATTAGCTCTTGGTGCAGACGGAACTTATCTCAGGTCTAACGGCGCGTCTGCCGCTCCTACATTTGATACCCCCCCTGGTGGTGATCCTGGTTCTGCAATCCATGATTCGGTTTATGCCAACACTCCTGGTTATGCGACGAACAGTGAAATTGGAGATACTATAACTGCCAATTGGGCTGTCTTTATTGCTGGTGATGGAGATGCTTCAGAAGCAGACGTGCATGATTCGTTAGCAACTCATTATATCCAGCGATTTGTCTGGCCTGTAAATGCAATTGAAGGCAACATAGCAGGTGGTCTTGAAATGCTTTATCCTGTTGCTGTAGACAATTTTGATTGGACGATTCGCTACACCGCTACCAGCGATAATTCAACAGACACCGCTCTAATTTTCAGCTTTCGTATGCCAATGGGGTGTGATGGAGATGGACTTGATACTATAGCGTTTAATGCTCGGACTACTGGATTAGCAGTAGAAGATGCCTCAATTGAAGTGATGGTATATAAGAGAACTGCGGATGGTGGGGCAGCCATTGCAATTGAT